GTCAGCGTCTGGCCGGAATACCTGCACAGCTTCGCCGATCAGGTGGGCCAGGAGCCGCGGATGAAAAAGCCGCTGCCTTCGCCGCGGATGATCACCCAGGCCGATGAGGCCATGCTCTGGCTGCGGTGGGTCGACAAGGATATCGGCCAGATCCTCTGGGCGCGCGCCAACCGTAAGCCCTGGAAGCGGGTATGCTGGCACCACGGTGTCAGCCGCGCCACCGCCAACCGGCGTTTTGAGTACGGGCTCGCGGTGATTGTCTGGAAGCTGAACGGCAGGACGGTGCCGCGCAAGCGGTCGATGGAGTTCGTGATTGAGCGGACCGCATGAGTGATCGGGGCGGAGGTGAACGCCGCCGCCCTGTCAACCCCTTGCGTGTGGATGAGACATTTTTTGGTGAGACACCGCAAGCTGTGACAGATGCCGATCGAGAGGCTATAAAAACGATAAGATGACCGTCGTGTGGCTGAGAGCGCCGGGTCGGTTTGAACGGGTTTGTTGACGCGTAAATGGTGACCGGTTTGCAGAAAAAACTGTCTCTGGACGATTTTGTGAGACATCTAACCCACTGATATTGAACGGGTCCTTCCTGTTGCTAAACGTATACGGGGGCGCGAAGCGCAACGCTTTCCCAGTGACGCCATGAAAAACACCCGTTTCGTTTCGCTTTGCGCGCAAGCCCAATAAAACAAGGGCCTGATGGCCTGACAAACCCTGCCTAAAACGAAACGGGGGTCGGACCCCATTTCGTTTCGCGGGCCAGACCCGTTTCGTTTCGGCCAAGTTTCTCAAGGAAATCCCATGGACGTGATCGACCTGCCGCTTGCGCAGATCATTCCTTATGCGCGCAACCCGCGGCGCAATGAGCAGGCCATCGCGACGGTGGCGGCGTCGATCCAGGAGTTTGGCTGGCGTCAGCCCATCGTTGTCGATGAGGCAATGGTGGTTCTGGCCGGGCATACGCGGCTGGAGGCAGCGCGCAAGCTCGGCCTCAAATCTGCGCCGGTGCATGTGGCCAAGGGCCTGACCGAGGCCCAGGCGCGCGCGTTCCGGATCATGGACAACCGCTCCAGCGAGAACGCCGAGTGGGACAAGGATCTGCTGAACCTCGAACTGGCAGATCTGCTGGAGGCGGATTTTGATCTTGGGCTGACGGGCTTTACCGATGACGAACTGAACGCGCTGATGAACAGCCTCGATGCGGGCACGGGTCCGCAAGAAGGTGAAGATGATATTCCCGACACGCCGGAGGATCCGGTCAGCCGCCCCGGCGATCTGTGGGGTCTTGGCAACCATCGACTGCTCTGCGGTGACAGCACCGTGGCGACCGACACTGAGCGGCTGTTCGGCACGGTGAAACCGCTGCTGATGGTGACCGATCCGCCCTACGGTGTTGATTACGACCCAAGCTGGCGCAATCAGGCGGGGGCAGCAAAAACCAAGCGCACCGGCAAGGTGCTGAACGATGACCGCGCGGATTGGCGCGAGACCTGGGCGCTATTTCCGGGCGACGTTGCATACGTCTGGCATGGCGCGCTGCACGCAGCGACCGTGGCCGAAAGCCTTGAAGCTGCTGGTTTCAACATCCGATCCCAGATCATCTGGGCCAAAGAGCGGCTGGTGCTCAGCCGGGGTGATTATCACTGGCAGCATGAGCCGGCCTGGTACGCTGTCAAAAAGACCGGCAAGGGCCATTGGGCGGGCGATCGCAAGCAAACGACGCTGTGGCACATCCCCAGTAAGGATCAGGATGCAAAGACGGTACACGGGACGCAAAAGCCCGTCGAATGCATGCGTCGGGCGATCCTGAACAATTCCAGCCCGGGTCAGGCGATCTACGAGCCCTTCATGGGGTCCGGCACCACGCTGATCGCCGCCGAGACGACGGGGCGGGTCTGCTACGGGATTGAGTTGAACCCGGCCTATGTCGATGTCGCCGTGGAGCGGTGGCAACAGTTCACGGGGCAACAGGCGGTGTTGGATGGGGACAGCAAGGCCTTCGACGCGTTGAAGGGGGAGCGTGTCGCTGCATGAAACAGTCGCGCCTCATGTCGCTGGTCGAAACCGTGGCCAACGTGATCGTTGGTTACGGTGTCGCGGTCATTACACAAATCGTGGTGTTTCCGTGGTTTGGGATTGAAGCCACGCTGGATGCGCATCTGACGATTGGAGTGGTGTTTGTCGGAGTATCTTTGGCGAGGGGATACCTGCTGCGGCGGTTGTTTGAACGTTTCCGCCACCACTAAAAAAAGGGCCAGCGCGAGGCTGGCCCAGTCTAAGGCAGGTGAAGCGGCGCAGGCAGCACCACGTCGAGCAGTTGAGGTGTCATACAGGCGAAACCTCAAATACCAACATCCGCATGCTGTAGGATTCCGCAACAAACAGAGAGACTTGAGAAAGGCTGAGTCACCGGGAAGTCACACGTTGATGTTTTCAACTCGGTACACGCGACCTCGGTGTTCGACCTTTTCCGAGGTGACCTCGAGCCCAAGTTTCTTTTTCAGCGCTCCGGCCATGGCACCCCTGATGGTGTGCGGTGCCCACTGGAGGGCGGCGCTGATCTCGTCGATGGTCGCGCCATCCGGCGTTTGCAGCATGGCGATGAGCGTCGCTTGTTTGGTGCCTTCGCGCGGCGTACGCGTTTTGGGCGCGGGGTCTTTTTTGGTGGCGGTGTTGGCGTCCTCGGGCTCGATTCCGATGGCGGCGAGGCCTGCGTCGGTGGCGATCAGCGTCACGCCGTGGATATCGCCGGTTTTGCGCCAGACGGGCTCGCCCTTGCGCATGTCCGCGTCGACCTCTTCGATCAGCCCTTTGGCAAGCATCGCGCCGACCACCTTGGCTGCGGCTCCGCCGCGCAGGCTGTCGGGCAGTGGCAGGGCAATGCGGTCCTCGTTTTGGGCGGCGCGCGACAGGATGATTGTCTGAGTGTCGGAAAGTTGGGTCATGCTGATCTCCGGTGTTCGGGCAGCGCGGGGTGCGTCGCCTCCTACCGGGTGAAGCCCGCCGGTTGGCGGGCTGTGCGCTTTACCGAGCCTGCGGGCTATTCCGCGTATTCGCCCTCGCCAAAAGCGCTGTCGGTGATGCGCTTCAGCAAGCTGGCGTAGTGCTCGAGGGTGCCGACGTCGCCCCAGTTGATCTCGTCGGGGTGGCCGTTGAAGTGGTCCTCGCTGAGCGCCTGAAGGCGGGCGAGCATCGCGTCGATCTCGGCCTTCTTGCTGAGGAAGGCGTTCAGAGCGGCTTCGCGGTTGCGTTGCGCCTTTGCAGCGTGCAGCTGATGGCGGGGCGTGGTGATCGGGTTGAGGCGGGTCATGGCTTGGTTCCTTGGGTGAGTTGCATCGTTTTGCTGCAACCACATTCGCTCTTTGGTGCTGATTAACGTGGTAAAATCAGAGCCATAATGTTGCTTTTTGATCATTCGGAGCGGTCGGTGGCATCTACCCATGTCCCATCTGACCAGACGTAAAGGTGGCAGAACTGGCAAGTTTGGCGCGGCAGGACCGACGGATCGCGCGGTGGGTTAAAACAGTCCAACTCATCCGTACGGACTTGGCGGATTTCCTTAGCGGCGAGAATATCGTCCGGCGTCCATCCCGCCAGCGCGGGCAGCATGTGGCTGGGGTAGCCGTCAAAGTGGACATAGACATGGGCCCATTCCTCGGGCCCGATCTGGATGGCGATCTGTGCGCGGGTGCTCATGATGTCCTCCGTCAGATAAGCTGCAAATCAGCCAGCGTGGCGCAGGCGGCAGCAAGCTGGTTGGTCGGCAGTTCGATCTTAAGGTGTGAGATCACGTCGGATGCTTCGGCAGCAATCCCGTCCTCACGCAGTGCGGCCTCGATGGCCGCGGCTACGGCGTCGGCGGTGGCGTCGGGGCGAGAGCGGTCAAACTGGTCGGGCAAGGCGGCGTGGTCGATGCGGATGGTGGTTGTGGCAGTCATGGTTTGGCCTTTCAGTTTTGCTGTTCAATCAGGGCGAGGATCGCGCAGGCCATCCCGCCGAGGTATTCGCTGCGGCGAAAGACGATGTCGTCGATCTCGTTCGCGGTGGCGATGGTGGGATCCACCGCAAGGTCAGCGGCCATGTGCGGCAGCAGGCGTTTGGCCTCGGCGTTGTAGCGTTCTGCGATGGTCATGTTCGGGCCCTCTGGCTGCGTCGGTTTGTGCAATCAGAGTCGCTCTACTCGGGCGCTCTATCCAGTATAATCGCAGCAATTACATTGCTTTAACCGGGGCGGTGGGATCACTTCATGTCAGCGGCGACGCAACCCATCGGCGTGATCGCCAAGCTGCTCGATCTCTCGGAGCGGCGTGTCCAGCAGCTGAGCCGGGAGGGCGTAATCCCCAAGGCGGAACGGGGGCAGTATGACCTGATCGGGTCGGTGCGCGGTTATGTGCGCTACCTGCGCGACCAAGCGGTGAAAGCGCAGGCCGGTGCGCCTGACTATATGGCAGAGCGGGCGCGGTTCATCCGGGCGCGCGCCGATCTTGCCGAAATGGAAGCGCAGGAAAAGCGGCGATCCCTCATTGCCGCCGACCAGATCGAGGCGGCGTGGATCGCCGTTCTGGCGCTTCTGAGAACCCGCCTGCTGGCGCTGCCGGATCGGTTGGCCCCGCAGGCTTTTGACCAATCCACCGTCGCAGACACCCGGAACCTGATCCGTGCCGCCATCCGCGAGGTGCTTGATGATCTCGCGCAGCCAGACATTGAACTCGAAGCTGACATTGACCTTGAAGGGGTCACCGATCCTGAAGCGAACGGTGAAAGCCGCGCTGGCGGTGCTACGGCCACCGCCGGACCTGACGATCAGTGACTGGGCGGATCAGAACCGCCGGTTAAGCTCTGAGGCCAGCGCCGAGCCCGGCCAATGGCGCACAAGCCGCGCGGAATATCAGCGCGGGATCATGGATGCGATCTCTGATCCGGCGGCGGAAACCGTGGTGATCATGTCCAGCAGCCAAATTGGAAAGTCCGAGTCACTCCTTAATATGGTCGGCTACCATATCGACCACGACCCGGCACCGATCATGGTGGTGATGCCGACGGAACGTGACGCGGAAACCTGGTCGAAAGACCGGTTCTCGCCGATGGCGCGGGACACGCCGTGTTTGCAGGATAAGATCGCCAACCCGAAATCGCGGGATGGCAACAACAAGATCCTGCACAAGCGGTTCCCGGGCGGGCACCTGACCATCGTGGGGGCCAACGCGCCCTCGGGTCTGGCGAGCCGCCCGATCCGGCTGTTGTTGTGCGACGAGGTAGACCGCTATCCGTTCAGCGCAGGCGCGGAAGGCGACCCGGTCAATCTGGCGCGCAAACGGACGGTGACCTTCTGGAACCGCAAGATTGTGCTGGTCTCGACGCCGACAAACAAAGGGGCGAGCAGGATCGAGACGGCGTTCGAAGAAAGCGACCAGCGCCGGTTCTGGGTGCCATGTCCGGAATGCGGGGCCGAGCAGATCCTGATCTGGCCGCAGGTGCGCTGGGACAAGGATGCTGACGGCAGCCAAAAGCCGGACACTGCGCGCTATCATTGCATCGAATGCGATGCGGCCTGGCGCGATGAGGTCCGCTGGGCTGCGGTATCGAAGGGGCACTGGGTGGCAGAGCAGCCCTTCGTGGACACGGCAGGGTTTCATCTCAACGAGATTTATTCGCCCTGGGTCCGGTTGGCGGCGATGGTCAAAACCTTCCTGTCGGCGCGGGCAGGCGGCGATGACATGATGAAGACCTTCATCAACACCTCGCTGGGCGAGACCTGGATGGAGAGTGGCGAAGCGCCGGATTGGCAGCGTCTGCAGGGGCAGAAGGAAGACTGGAAACCCGGCACTGTGCCTGCGGGCGGCGTGTTCCTGACCGCAGGTGCCGATGTGCAGAAGGACCGGATCGAAGTTGACGTCTGGGCCTGGGGGCGCGGCTTGCAAAGTTGGCTCATTGATCATGTGGTGATCGAGGGCGGCCCCGGCGATCCGACGTGCTGGCAGACCCTTAGCGATCTGCTGGGCCGGACATGGCATCACGACAGTGGCCAGAACCTGACCATTGCCAAGCTGGCCATCGACACCGGCTATGAGACCAGCGCGGTCTATGGATGGGCCCGTCAGGTCGGCTTTGGCCAGGTGGCCCCGGTCAAGGGCCTCGAAGGGTTCAACCGCGCCAGCCCGGTGACGGGGCCGACGTTCGTGGACGCAACCATTGGCGGTAAGCGTCTGCGCCGCGGTGCCCGGCTCTGGTCTGTGGCAACCTCGACCTTCAAGGCAGAAACCTACCGTTTCTTGCGGCAGGATCGCCCAACACCGGAGGAGACCACAGCCGGTGCGGTGTTCCCGCCGGGAACGGTGCATCTGCCCGGCTGGGCTGACAGCGAATGGCTCAAGCAGCTGACCGCGGAACAGCTTGTCACGGTCAAGAACAAACGCAGATTTGCAAAACTGGAATGGCAAAAGCTGCGCGAGCGCAACGAAGCGCTGGATTGCCGGGTCTATGCGCGCGCAGCAGCGTGGATCGCCGGGGCGGATCGTTGGTCTGATGCGCGGTGGGAAGAATTGGAGCGGCAGCTGGTGCAGCCGGACCACAACGACGGGACAGGCGCGGTGAAACCTAAGTTGGCGCGCGTGGCTGCGGCGCGGCGGACGGTGCGGTCGAATTACATGGGATGATCAGGACGCCAGCGTGCGCTGAACAATGCTCGGATCCTTATCGATCAATGCAAGCAAGACGCGCGCCGGCCCTTCAGGCGAACGCCGGTGCTGCTCCCAGTTCAGCAGGGTGGACTTCTTCACGCCGATGCTCTTGGCGAACTCGACTTGCGACAGGCCTGTGCGGGCCCGAATGGCCTGAACGTCGGCTTTAGGGATTTCGATCTCGTGGATCGTACCTATTTTATTGCCGCGGGCGTGGGCGATGGCTTCCTTGAGGCCTTGTTCGATACTCTTGAATGCGTCGCTCATTGCTGGCTCCTGTAGCTGTCGGCAAGCAGCTTGCCGAGTGATTTGATCGTTTCCGTCTCTGCCTTGGTCAGATTGGCCTTTTCGTTTTTGGCGAAGACGGTGATCAGAAAGATCGGCATGTCATCATCGCCGCTGTAAAAATGAATGATCCGATACCCACCGCTTTTGCCGCCACCATCGCGGGCAAAGCGAAATTTACGAACTCCGCCGCCTATCGAGACCCCGGCAGTGGGGTTGCGGGCGATGAAATCAATCAGAGCCATGCGGTCTTGATCGCTCATGATGGCCCGGGCGCGGCGTTGGAATTCTGGCGTTTCTGCGACAGTTACGATGCTCATGCGGCCAGATATACGCCATTGGCGCATGTGTCAATGGCGCACAGCAGGGGGTGCACATGTCCGATCTCGCAACTTTTCGCGCCCGACGCGACGCGCTCTCAACGCAGCGTTCCTCCGGCGTGGCCCGCGTCAGCTATGACGGCAAGACGGTGGACTACCGCAGCGTGGCCGAGATCGATCGGGCCGTCGAGGCGCTGGATCGTGAGATCGCCGCCGCTGAGGGACGCAAGATCGTGCGCCAAGTCCGCGTGACGACAGCGAAAGGGCTGTAATTCATGCGGCTGTTCGACAAGTTTCGCCGCCCAGCTCAAGGCGGCCCCGCAGCCGTGCGCGCGCGTCTTGAGGGGGCCATGTCCAAACGCCGGTTGCGGGGTTGGAACCCGCCGCTGGAAAACATCAACTCGCTAATTGCCTCCGGCGGTCCGCGCCTGCTGGCCCGCGCGCGGGAACTGGTGGTCACCAACGGTTACGCGGCGAACGCCTGCGAGGCCTTTGCCTCCAACATGGTGGGCGACGGCATCAAGCCGTCCTCGCTGATTGAGGATGCGGGCTTGCGGGACCGCGTTCAGCGGCTTTGGCTGGCTTGGACGGATGAAGCCGATGCCGACGCCTTGACCGATTTCTACGGTTTGCAGGCGATGGTCGCGCGCGAGATGTTCGTCGCTGGGGAATGCTTTGTCCGGATGCGGTCCCGGCGGGCAGAAGATGGTCTGCTGGTCCCGCTGCAGATGCAGCTTTTGCAGTCCGAGATGCTGCCCTTCGAGAAGACCGGGATTGCCGCAAACGGCAACCGCATCCGCTGTGGGATCGAGTTCGACCTGATCGGACGGCGCGTGGCCTATCATTTCCGCCGCAGCCATCCAGGCGACAGTACCGACCAGCGGGTCGCGATACCGGAAACCGTACGCGTGCCCGCCGAGGACGTACTGCACATCTACCGGCCTATCGATGCTGGTCAGATCAGGGGTCTTCCGCATGTGGCCCCTGCGATGGTGCGGTTGTTCCTGCTCGATCAATACGACGACGCGGAACTCGACCGGAAGAAGACGGCGGCGATGTTCGCGGGCTTCATCACCAAGACAGCACCCGAGGACCCAATGATGGGCGAAGGTGCTGCCGATCTCGATGGCACCGCCATTGCGAGCCTCGAACCCGGCACGATGCAGGTGCTGCTGCCGGGAGAGGATGTTAAGTTCTCCAGCCCCGCTGATGTTGGTGGCGGCTACGAGGCGTTCCAGTACCGGACGCTGCTGGCGGTCTCGGCCTCGCTGGGCCTGCCGTACCATCTGGTGACCGGCGATGTGCGGCAGGCGAACTATTCCAGCCTGCGTGCCGAACTGGTCGAATTCCGCCGCCGCGTGCAGCAGCTCCAGCATGGCGTGATCGCGTATCAGCTCTGCCGACCCATCTGGGCGCGCTGGCTTGAAACGGCGCAACTGGCGGGCCGTCTGGATCTGCCTGATCCTGCGGCTGCGCGCATGGTGCAATGGATCCCGCCACGGTGGGACTGGGTCGATCCGCTGAAGGATATCCAGGCGCAGGTCCTTGCGATGGAAGCAGGCATCACCTCGCGCCGCAAGGTGGTCGAGGCCACGGGCTACGACGTGGAAGAGGTCGATCGCGAAAATGCGGCTGATGCTGCCCGGACGAAGCAGCTGGGGCTCAGCTACCGCACCAATCCCGGCGAGACGCAGGGCGCGCGGGCCACGCCTGCAAGGCGTCCCGATCCGGGTGATGCGGCGGACACCACAAAGGGCGAAGACGCGGCTGCAACCGATCCCGCCACCAATCAGGAGTAAAGCCATGAACACTTGGTACACGATCCGCGCCCGGGCTTTGGGAGCGGAAGTGCTGATCTATGACGAAATCGGCGCTTACGGCGTCAGCGCCAAAGGGTTTCTGGCCGAACTGGGCGCGTTGCCGGATGACGCTCCCATCGATCTGCGCCTTAACAGCCCGGGCGGTTCGGTGTTCGATGCGGTCGCAATCTATAACGCACTGAGCCGCCATTCCGGCACGATCACGGTCTGGATCGACGGTATCGCCGCCTCGGCCGCGAGCTATATCGCCATGGCGGGCGACGAGATCGTCATGCCGGAAAACGCATTCCTGATGATCCATGACCCAAGCGGTATCGTCATGGGCACGGCCGCCGACATGCGCGATATGGCCGGGACCCTCGACAAGATCGCGGCCAGCATGACCCGTGGTTATGCCGCCAAATCGGGCAAGCCAGAGGTGGAGATCGCCGCGCTGATGGCCGCCGAAACATGGTTCGACGCAAAAGAAGCATTGGAGGCAGGGCTGGCCACCCGCATGGCAGAGCCGGTGCGCATCGCGGCCAGCTTCGACATTGGCCGGTTCCGCAATGCGCCGCCGCAACTGGGTGAGGCGGTTGAGGCTGTGACCGCAGAAAATGCTGCGACAGCGACAGATATCGCTGAAGACGACAACGGTGTTGAGGGCAGCGATGATCCGGCACCCGCACCGGATCCTGCGGCCAAGGTTCCCACAACCAGAGTTCCCGCTGCGAACGTTGATCCGGCAGTCCCTGTCGATGATGCCGTGACGCCGCAGAGGGATGTTGCAAGTAAAAACATCCCCTCGGATGACACCGGCCCCGGCACTGTTGCAGCTGCAAACACTGCGCCGGATGCGATCGCCATCCGCGCCGAGGCCATCACGCATGCGCGGGCCGTGATCGATCTCTGCCGCCTCGCGGGCCAGCCGCAGATGGCAGGCCGGTTTCTGGAAGAAGATGCCAGCCTTGATCAGGTGCGCGCAAAGCTTCTGGACGCCAAGGCTGAGGCCGAGCCGCAGATCACCTCGCATCACCCGCAACCCGGGCCAAGCCCGACGACGCGCCCTTGGGGCGATGTCATCGCCCGCACCTTCAAACTGAAAGGCTGAAATCATGACGACGCTCACTGAAGGCAAACACGCAGGCGGCTTTCTCGTCTGGGAGACCTTGCGCGACTACACCCGCGACACCGTCACCATCGCGTCTGGCGCTGGCAAACTGGAACCCGGGACTGTGCTGGGCAAGATCACCACCGGCGGCAAATACACGGTGCTGACGCCCGGGGCCTCCAACGGCAGCCAAAACGCCGCTGGCTTCCTTTGGGAAGGCGTCGATGCCGCCGATGCCGACGCACCCGGGGTCGTGATCCTGCGCGGCCCGGCCATCCTGAACCGTCACGAGATCGTCTGGCCCGAGGCCGCAACCGAGGCCCAGATCACCACCGCCACCACGGCTCTGGCCGCGCTCGGCATCATCCTGCGCTGAGCCTGAAACTGAAAGGACATTCCCATGGCCACAATGGACATCTTCGAAGGCGACGCCTTCTCCATCATCGAGCTGACCCGCGCGCTCGAAAACATCCCCTTCAAACCGGCGATCCTGTCGGGGGCGGCCCTCTTTGGCTCGCGCGGCGTCCGTGCACGCACCGTCATGATCGAAAGCCGCGATGGCACGCTGTCGCTGATCCCGTTCTCGGAACGCGGCTCGGCCTATGAGAACCAGATCCCCGAACGCCGCGAGATGCGCGCCTTCGTCTGCCGACAGTTCAAGAAGCAGG